ATTTGACAATACCACCAACAGAAGTATATATTCTGGTCAGGGTACTGTCCAGCCACTCCTGCTTGATTACTATCCCAACGCATTTGTTTCTTAATTGGTATATTCACGGAAACCTTCTTGAAGCTTCCTGGTCCTAAGCGTTGTCTGTTTTGAACAGCAGTTTCATCTGCACCACCGGTCGCGCTTGTGTTATATGACGTCGCCGTACCTGTATCAATTGGCGGTTGAAGGACGAACATTCCTTGTGACATCACACTATACAACTCTCTGTTAATCTTGCGATTCATAAAGTCGAAGCACTTGCCACTACCCGGAAAGTCATCTGACATATCCGATACTGGATTCTTGCTTACGAAGAAGTTCGATGTTCCTAAGCTAATCGCCCCAGTGTTCTCTTTAGGGTTAATGATTGCCCATCTCACTTGTATCGGGGCTTGATATTTCACAATTGCCCCTGTTGCCAAATCAAACGGTTGTTTGAACCACGCGTTGAAGTGCAGACCTCTAACGTTTGTCAGTTGTCCGCGACGTGTATTAATTATGGCCTCGTCTTCCGACCAAGGGATTTGAATCAATCGTGTTGACCAAAACGTCTTATCTTGTAAGTCCCGTTTAAATCCTTCCTGCGTATTCCTACGAGTCTTGTACGAACCCGGCTTGCGTCCGAGGTTTCGATGGTAACGCCCACCGCGCCCTCTTTTAATCGTGGCACGTGTCATGATTGGCCTTGGTGCTAAAGTTCTTGGTGCGTATGTTGGAGGAGTTCGATAAACAGTATCGATATCTCTTTTCCTACTTGGAGTTATAACAACGGGTGCTCTAGTTCTGCCAGATCTAAGTCTACTGACCATTGACGTACCTTTATCAATTGCCCAGTGTCTTAATTCGTTAAGTTCGTACAAACCAACACCTGTCGTTGCTGATTGTCCGGCTACAAATGCGTAGTCCGCAAGAACCGGTTCTGCCGCCAGCCACTCCATTTTTTGAGAAGTCTATTTTCCCGGTCCGGTACGTTTCTACGTGTGGCTACATGAGCTGGTTCTAGTATTACCCAGCTCATTCTGGATCTTGGATCTCACAAAATCTCTCATGCTGTCCTCGTACGCAAAAAACTGGTGTTTCACTCTTGCCAACCCCTCTGATGAAGAAACGTTCAACGTTCACATCCTTGGGGAATCCATCGCCGCCGACGGAGAGGAATCTCTCTTCTCTTACATCGTCTTCGGTAGAGAAACCGGCGCCCAAGGTCTCCGTCACCTCCAAGGGTATTTCTGTCTTAGAGCCAAACAGCGACTCACCACCATCAAGCAAATTCCTGGCCTACAAAGAGCCCATCTTGAAGTCCGCAAAGGCACCCATCTCCAAGCCTCCACCTATTGTAAAAAGGATGGCGACTTTGATGAATATGGAGAAGCCCCCACCACCGGGACAGCCGCCTCGTTTCAACAGCTCCGTGACTGGATTGCCGATCAGGAAGAGGCTCCCTCTCTGCGCGACGTATGGGAACAGTTCCCCAACATGGCCGGCCGCTACTCGCGAGCTGTTCAGGAGTGCATCGAACTCTTCGGACGCCAGCCAAGCCTCGTCTCTGGCGACCTACGACTCTGGCAGCACCGCGTCGACTCTATAGTTTCTTCTGAACCTGATGACCGTAAGATTGTATTTGTTATTGACCCTGAAGGAAACAACGGGAAATCGTGGTTGACTCGTTATTGGTTCTCTAACCGTGGTGGCACCCAATTTCTTTCTATCGGTAAAAGAGATGATCTCGCTCACACCGTCGATGTCGCAAATGATCTCTTCGTGTTTGACATCCCCCGCGGGTCGCTGCACATGTTGCAATATGGAGTGCTTGAGCAACTGAAGAACCGTATGGTATTCTCCCCTAAGTACAATTTTTGTCACAAAATCATCCGTCGCACATTATATGTTGTTGTCTTTACTAATGAGGAACCCGACATGAACGCACTAACCAGTGACCGTTATAAAATTATCCGTCTCGGCGGAACTATTGATTAATAATATCTAGGATACAACTTTTTGCGTCTTGCCATTACCTGCCTGGGCCCGAAACGGTAACGTCTCCGGAGCCCTCTGCTCTTAAGCATACCACGGTACACGTGGGGCCACTGGCGTTTATAAAATGCTTGGCCACGGTAGCCAACACGGCCAGCCCTGCTACGCATAAGACGAAGATAGTGGGCCCTTCTCCTTGCATGGGCATATACCCCTTGAATTCTTGGCATCTATGAAAACATTTTCGAGTTAGTAAAATAATTGGTGACTTCATAGTCAACCCTCACTGGTGTACGGGACACAGTGTATCTCTTTTCTGTTGAGTCATCACCCATTTGACAATACCACCAACAGAAGTATATATTCTGGTCAGGGTACTGTCCAGCCACTCCTGCTTGATTACTATCCCAACGCATTTGTTTCTTAATTGGT